CTAAAGAAACTAAAGCGTAAAATCTTAGTAAGATCCTAAGTAAAATAATAGTAAGATTCTAAGTAAAATCTTAGTAAGATTCTAAGTAAAATAATAGTAAGATCAGATAATAGTAAGATTAGATACTAATCAGATCAAATAGTATTCAGATAAGATAAAAGTAAAATCAGTTCCGCGTAAAATGTATAACATCTGATCACGATTTAACTTACCTTTATTTTATCTGACTGTTATCTGACCTCGAATCGTTAGCAGAGAATCAAATAAAATCGGGGTAAAATCAGATTTCCGTAAAATGGGCACATAAGTGCAAGATTAGGGTAGAGAGGCATGGGCTATGTACGCCCGAGTGCATAGCCGGAAGGTCATTCCATCCCTGGCCCGGGCACCAAGAACCACTCACGACCCATATCGATCCACATGCGTCGTTATGATTGACCAGATCACTCTTACGACACTCTACGACATTATTCCACACTATATTAAGGGTATGGATAGTGTAGTAGACCAAGGATCAGAAGATGGTATCCCAGCAATCACTGGCCTAACCCGCAAAAAGCTAGGTAGGCCTCCCGGTTCGTTGAACGTTCCCAAATCTTATCTGCCCTCGGTCCGCGACCATAACGCCGTGTTCAACCGTGTAGAGGGCATGATTGCCGCCCTCATCCGTGACGGCGCCAAGCTCCCCCTGGTATTCTTGTGGGAACAGATGAGTTCCACGAAGAACAGCATGGATACTCGGCTGGAATGTGCCAAAGCGATCATGCCTTATGTACACAGGAAGCGCGTGACGGACATCGAGAAGATGGCTGCCGGAGGCGTGAACATCTATCAACAGGTAAACATCGCAGCGAAGAAGCTGGAGGGACTCACAGATGACGAACTCCGCAACCTCGCAACCCTTGCCTCAAAGCTTGCCCTCACTGGAGACGATAGTGGGGGAGTTGAGCAGGCGCAAGAGGTGGAAGTTACAGAAGTATTACCCGGATAACGGGGAACTACGGAGAGAGCTCTATGTCAAGCACCTTGAGTTCTTCGAGGCTGGCGCAAGTAAAAGAGAACGGCTCATGCTTGCAGCAAATCGTATCGGAAAGACGGAAGGAGTCGGCGGTTATGAATGTGTCCTCCACGCGACTGGACGTTACCCTAACTGGTGGAAGGGTCGTCGTTTCGATCGGCCCACTAAAGTTTGGGTTGCAGGTGATACCTCAAAAACTGTTCGAGAAATTCTTCAAGAAAAGCTCCTCGGAAAATGGGGCGAGTTCGGAACAGGGTTAATACCAGGTGAAGACATCATACGGTGGGGCTCAAAGGCCGGAGTTCAAGATGCAGCGGATACCATCTACATCAGACATTACGACGCATCAGGGCGATGCGATGGGGAAAGTGTCATCTCCCTCAAGTCGTACGATCAGCGCCGCCAAGCATTCCAAGGAACTGAGCAAGATGTCATCTGGCTCGATGAGGAACCTCCCCTTGACGTCTATACGGAGTGTGTCATAAGAACCATGACTACAAGAGGCTTAATCCTCTGCACATTTACTCCGATGCTGGGCATGTCCCAGACGGTTATGCATTTCTTGCCAACGGGATCTTTGAACGAGATCGCCCCTGGCAAATACGTTGTCAATGCCACATGGGATGATGCGCCGCACCTCTCAACAGAAGACAAGGCGGAACTTCTTGCTGGCCTACCTCCCCACATGCGGGATGCTCGTTCAAAGGGTGTACCTCAGCTTGGCTCAGGCGCCATCTACCCCATCCCAGAATCCGAGATCAAGATTGAGGACTTCGCGATCCCCGAACACTGGAAGAAATGGTATGGCTTCGATGTGGGTTGGAATGCAACAGGAGCGACCTTCTTCGCGCTCAATCCAGACACGAAGGAAAAGTATATATACTCTGTCTACAAGCAGGGCAAGGCAGAGCCTTCCATTCATGCGTCAGCGATTCGAAGTCGTGGGGATTGGATTCGCGGTGCGATTGACCCAGCTGCTAAAGGACGAGCGCAGAGAGATGGCATCCAATTGCTCCAAGTCTACTCAGACTTAGGCCTTGAACTTATTGTGGCTGACAACGCCGTTGAGGCTGGGCTTTACCAGGTATGGCAAGAGCTCGCCGCAGGAACTCTTAAGGTGTTTGCCTCATGCCTACCCTGGTTCGAGGAGTTCAGGATGTATCGCCGTGATGACAACGGCAAGGTTGTAAAGCAACACGATCACCTTATGGACTGCACTCGCTATGGCGTCATGACAGATGACATCGCGCGGTTCAAGCCGGTTCACTGGGCAAATGGACGCGGGCGGGAGTATGTCCGGAATGAATCCCTCTCATGGTTGAGTAGCAGCTGATGGCTGACCTAACTACAATGAATGATTTCGACATTGCTCTCCCGGGCAGTGCTTTGTCGTATGATGGACCGGAAATCGTTCAGGAAGGTATCCGAGCTTATGAAAACGACTTCTCCTTGTGGGCAAAGGATACCGCTCTAGCCAAACAGGATGTGGAATTCAAATATGGCGATCAGTGGGGTGAAGACGGCATCTATCGCCGTTCAAAGAAGCTACCCACTCTACAGATTGATCAGATCGATCAATACATCAACAGGATTGTGAATGAGTTTCGGCGCAATCCCCGTGAACCAAAGGTCTATCCCACTGATATCTATGGCTCGGTACCCACAGCAGCCAAACTTCAGGGATATATCCGTCATGTACAGAATCGTTCCCGCGCCAAGATGGTCTATGCTCATGCATTAAAGCAAGCAGTGACATCAGGGATGGGTTGGTTCCGCATTTATGATGAGTGGATTGATGGAGAATCTTTCGAGAGAGATATCTGCATAAAGCGGGTACTCAACCGTTTCAGCGTCGTCCCTGGCTACGCGGAAATGCCTGATTACTCTGACATGAAGCGTTGTTTCATAACTGAGACAATGAGTCGCACGGAAGCTGAAGAAGCTTATCCAGGTAAGTTCATTACTGACTATCCTCTCGGTGATGATACCTCCATGAAACGGTGGTTCTTTGATCAGCAGGTGATGCTTGCTGAGTATTGGAAAGTCAAGGAAACTGAGGACGTGCTTCGTCTCCTCAATAATGGGTACAAGATCTTTGCTTCTGTGGCTACTGAGAAGGAGCTCCGCAGCAAAGGTCTTCGTATCATGAAGAGTCGCGAGACCATGCGCCGCGAAGTGCAGTGGTATAAGATGAGCGGCACTGACGTTCTTGAGGCTCGTCGTTGGCGTGGTAGATATATACCTCTTATCCCCATGATAGGGAGCGAGAATGTTTTATCCGATGGAGAAATCATTCGGCACGGGATCGTACGTCCAGCCATGGATCCCCAGAGGATGTATAACTTCTGGTCATCAGTTGAGACACAGCTACTTGCAAAGCAGGCAAAACGTAAGGTTATTGCTGGCGAAGGTCAATTGGAAGGCCATGAACACAAGTGGCAAGACGACAATGAAGATGTCCTCACCTATAACCCGAAGACTTTGGGTGGCCAGCTCCTGCCCGCGCCGAGGTTTGAAGAGTTCGCAGGTATACCTTCCGGTGTCGTTAACGCCAAGTTGGCTTGCCGGGACGACATCAAGGCCTCCTTAGGCATTTACGGTGACTTTGTTGGTAACAGTGGTTCAGGCGCCAGTGGTATTGCTATCGCCAGGAAGACGCAAGAGACCGAAAACACGATCTTCCATTACCTTGACAATGCTGATGTAGCAATTGAACATGGGTGCCGTGTCACCCTGGACCTCGCGAGAGCGATTCTTGATGGTCCGACCATGCGCCGCGTTGTTGGTGAAGATGGACAAGAGAATCTGACCCTTTTCAATGAACCTTTTGAGGGAGTTGATGGCAAACAGGTCTTATTTGACACGTCGATCGGTGAGTATGCTGTCATTATTGACAGTGGACCATCATATATGTCAAAGAGACAAGAAACTGTGCAACTCATTCTAGAACTTGCCAAGTATGTACCTGAAGTTCTTAAGATCGGCGGTGATATTCTCGTTACCAACACTGATGGTAACAAGATGGATGTGTTGGGACGTCGTTTCCGTAAATTTATCGCTGCTTCAAACCCCGGATTGCTTGACGAAGAGGTTGAAGGCGGAGATCCTGCTACGAAAGTAGCTCAATTGCAAGGTCAATTGGCTCAAGCAACGCAAACTGTGCAGAACTTGCAACAGGGTTTGCAGCAAGTGACTGAAGAACTTGTTAAAGCGACTGATACTCGCCTGGACAAAGAAAATGACAACAATACCAAGCTCGAAATAGCTAATCTACAGGAGAGAACCAAGATTCGCCTGAAAGAGATGGAGCTTGCTGGTGCTGCAAATGAACAGATTGAGGCAGAAGCCCAAGAAATGACTGATGAACTTGAACAGCTGGAGACCCAGCTTGGTATAAACCGTGAGAAGATCTCTCCGGAAGCCAAGCCAGGTGAAATGCCCGCCAATCCTGGCGAGCCCTTGCCCCCAGCGCAAGAAGGAGCAGAAAATGAATCCAACATTGCTTGAAACCCCAAAAGAAGCCTCATCGACTGATGTTACCCAAGGTAACAATGAAGAAGCAATTGGCGGGAAAAAAGTTCCTGCTACTGAAGGTCATGAAGAACCTGGTCAACGCCCACAAAGACGAGACAAGGCTGTTGAGCGCCTATTTAAGATGCAGACAAAGTTCATGGGTGAACAGGGAGCAACAAACAAGCTCTTGTTAGAAAGCATCCAGAAACTTACCTCGCAAAGTTCGGCTGTGAAGAAGCCAGAATTCAAAGATTTTGACAAGCCCGAAGAGTTCGCAGATGCCATTGAAAAATGGTCAGCTGGCGAGGTCATTCGTAAGGCCAGTGAACCAAAACAACCCGTGTCCGGTAAAGAGAGTACCCCGGCAAACGGAGAAACTGTGGAGCTCTCAGATGAACAACGATCCCAACATCTGTCGCAGAAGTTTGGACTCGATGAAGAGGTATCCGAACAATTCATAGAAGCTCAGAACGATGCAAGTGAGAGAATCCCTGATTTCGAAGAGGTCGTTTCAGACCCCAAGATACCATCCTCGCGAACATTGAGCAGGCTCATCATTGAATTGGGAGATGCTGATTTGTATTACCATCTGTCGCTTCGTGCAAACCGATTAAAAACCCTTGAGCTCTCCAAACTGAAACGCTCTGGAGACGTTTTAGAAAAGCTCAAGGAGATTCAGGCAGAGATCGCTGAACAGGATCCGGAAACCCCTCGTGCCCGTGAAAAGGACCCAGAGGCTCCGATCAACCCTGTTGGCTCGTCTCGTGTCAAGACCAAAAAGTCTCCTGCTCAAGAATCTCAAGAAGAATACTTCGAACGCCGTCAGGCGGAAATCAACAAATCAAAGCGGCTTGTCTGAGGACTTGACCGCAGGAGACAAAAATGGCCAATGAACTGATTACACCAAATATCATCGCTCGCGAAGCGTTGTTTATGGCCGTCAATATGATGGTCATGGGCAACATCGTGAATCGTCGGTACTCCGGCGAATTCAACGAGGTCGGTGATACCATTCGCGTGCGTAAGCCCGTGAAGTTCAAGACAGTGGATGGACCGGACATCACGGCTCTGATCCAAGACGTCAAGGAATCCAGCGTCGACGTGACGATTGACACGAATCCCATCGTGCCTTTCAACTTCGAAGACAAGGACATGGCCTTGACCGTCGGTGAATTCCGCGAACGCTATATCGTGCCGGCAGCCAATGCCATCGCGAACCGCGTTGACCGCGCCTTGTGTCAAAAAGCCCTCGGCATTCCCAATGTCGTTGGAGTCGCGGGAACCACTCCCGATGACTTCGATGCAGTGGCAGCCGCCGCTGAAGTGCTGGACCGGAACGCGACCCCGCGTGATGGTATGCGCTCCTTCGTCATTGACCCCCGTGCAAATCGCATGTTGGCGTCCTCGTTCCAGGCGGGATTCAATCCCCCGGGACAACAGAGCGACACCTTCCGCAACGGATTGGTGAAGAACGCTTCCGGTTTCGACATCTTCATGGATCAGAATGTCGTCGCCTACCAGGACGAACCTCTGACGAACCCGATCGTTGTGGATGGTGCCGGTCAAACCGGTGGCACGCTCAACGTGACGTTCGGCACTCCCCTGGAAGAGATCAAGGCTGGAGCAGTCATCCAGATTGCTGATGTCAACGGCGTGAATCCCGTCTCCTTCGAGGATACCGGGTTCCCTGCGCAGTTCGTCAATCTCACCGATGTGACCAGTGCCGCCATCACAGGCGATGCTGCCCTCACCATCTACCCCGAAATACACGATGCCACGGATGGCGTGAAACAGACGGTTGTCGCCCTCGCGGCGAACGGAGCCGCTGTGGATCTTCAAACGGCCGGCCCCGTGATTGCCACTCCGGAATTCTCCCGTCAAAACATCGCCTTCCATCGCGACTGCTTTGGAATCGTGTCCGCAAACTTGCGGATGCCAAAGGGCATGGACATGGCGGAAGTGGTTTCCTACAAGGGTTACACCATGCGTTTCGTCCGAGGCTTCGAGCTGAAGACGGGCAAGTGGATATCCCGCCTGGAATGTCTGTTCGGAACAGCGTTCTATCACCGCGACATGGGCGTCCGAGTTCTCGGATAATCCCGAAAGGAAAACATGGCACAAGTCAAGACGAAAAAAGCTCCGATCGATACAGTGTATCCGAAGTGTCTCTACGTGTACAGGGGTGGGAAGTTCCACCCCGTCACCGTGGCGAACAAGGAAGAAGAATCCAAGTTCTCAAAATGGGTTCCAATTCCGACCAAGGAAGCACTGGCAGAGTTCGTAGCGAAAGACAAACCCGCATAGCAACGGAGATTCATTTTGAGCATTATCGCTCTTAATGTGATCAAAGACGCTATGCGTCTAGTTGGTGCCTTGGGCGCAGGGCAAACCCCGGACGGAGACGATTCGGGGAATGCTCTGCGCATCCTTAATGGCATTCTTGATCAATGGTCTACTGAGCGGCAGATGATATCTGCACTCAATAGGATCACAAATTCTTGGGCAGGAGGTTTAGCATCCAAGCTAATAGGTTTGGATAGTCCTCAGCCCCCAGGCAGTATTGCCGTAACAAGACCTATACGAATAGAGCAGGCTTCTTATGTTATTGGAACTTCCGAATATATCCTGGATTCACTTGATGAAACTGGGTATGCTCGATATGATTTAAAAACATCACAAGGTATGACAGGGCAGTTTTACTATAGAGCTACTGATCCTATGGGAGAAGTCTTTTTACTTCCAGTTCCAGCTCAAGCAGGTCTTTTGAATCTCTGGTTCTGGGTACCATTCGGAACATTCGCAACACCCCAAAGTGAGATGGACCTTCCTCCAACTTATGAAAAAGCTCTCAAATACTCCCTGGCCATTGAAATGTGCTTGGAATGGACTGGAAGAGAGGCTTCAGCCACCATTGTCCAGACCATGGTTGACACAAAGGCCAATATAAAGAGAATCAATGCGCCAGTAATTCGGATACCTCAGGAGAATATGGCCAAGTATTCCAAGAATTATGGTAATTCATTTGACATCATGTCAGGGAGATATCTGTGAAGCGCATTGGCCTGCCATTTGTAGGTTCAGCTTATACAGCGAGATCCAAGAATCTCGATGCTCAAACATGTATCAACTATTATCTTGAAAATGGTGGAAAAGATAGTAAAGCAGAGAACATGTTGATTGGCACCCCTGGTACAGTGGCTTTTGCTGATTGCGGCTTGGGCGAAGGTCGAGGAATCTATTCAGCTTCCATTGACAGATGCTTTGCTGTTGTGGATAGAAACCTGAAAGAGATCCTTTCAAATGGAACTGTGATCCAAAGAGGTTTACTGGACTCTGCCACAGGAAAAGTTTCAATGGTTGACAATGGAATTCAACTCATGATTGTTGATGGACTTAAGGGATACATCTTTTCAATGTCAAACTATTTCAGTGATTATCCTGCTCCACTTACTCCATATGTAGACGGGGATTTTGATATCATAGGCTCTGTGAATTTCCCTAATGGAGCCCGTACAGTTACTTATGCTGACGGTTATTTCATAGTTGCTGGGTCGGTTCAACCCACCCCTGGTTTATTCGCTATCTCAAAGTTGATAGATGGTTTTACCTGGGATGGTCTTGAATTTGGCTCAGCTGAGGGCTCGCCTGATAAGTTGGTGGCCATTATAGCTAGTAATAGAGAACTTTGGGCACTTGGAAGTCGCTCTAAGGAGGTGTTTTACAATTCGGAAGCTCTTGCTTTCCCATACGACCGTATACAAGGAACATTCTCAGATACTGGATGTTTGTCTATCTTCTCAGCCCGTACTTTACGCGGAAGTCTCTTCTGGCTTGGGGCTAGTAAAGATGGGTCTGCCTCTATTTGGATGTCCCAAGGGTATGCACCAGCAAGAATCTCTACACACGCGATAGAGCAGGATTTGAATCAATGGACCGATGCTTATGCTTGGGTTTATGAGATGGAAGGCCATGCTTTCTATGTCATAACATCTAACATAGTCAAGAAGACATGGTGTTTTGATGTAAGTACAGGCGAGTGGCATGCTCGTATGTATCGTGATCCTATTACTGGAGTTGATCATGAGTACAACATTGTTGATCATGCCTTCATTTATGGCTTGAACTTGGTGTTACATAAGCAATCAGGCAAGGTAATGAAACTTGATCTTGATGTCACCACCGATGATGGTGCTCCAATAGTTAGACGTCGTGCTTGCCAACATGCCTCATCGAATGGGGACAGAATTACCTTCAACAGCATATTTCTTGATTATGAAGTAGCTGTTGGTTCTCCTTATGGAGGAGATCCTTCTGAAGCCAAGAACCCTGTAGTGAGATTAAGGTATAGTGATGACAATGCAAAGACCTGGAGTGATCCATTAATAAGACCTTTAGGTAAGGCCGGCCAAACAAAGATTTATGTTGAGTTCAGGAGACTTGGAACCACTCGGGATCGTGTATTTGAGATTGAAACATCTGCTCAAGTCAAACATGCCTTAATTAAGGCTGGTGCGGAGTTACAGATCGAATGAGACTC